AGGTATCAAAAAAACTTGTATAACTAATTTAAAGAAATTTATTTTAGAATATAAAAGAGATAAAAAAACTATATTAGAAGCTACTAAAATATATGTAGAAAAAAAGCAACGTGAAAATTTTAATTATATGATGTTAGCTCATTTTTTTATATATAAAAATAATAATTCTATGCTTGAAACTTTTATAGAAAATTTAGAATCAAGAGAACAAAGTTACGAGGACCAATTTCATAAATCTATTTAATTATGAGTATATTTGACGATATTATTAAAAACATAGAAAGAGGTAGAGAAGGGTTAAATGAGGGGTTGCCTATGGGCTTTAACAGATTAGTCGAATATTTACCAAATATCCAACAAGGTACTTATTATCTTACAGGTGCTTCAGCTAAAGTTGGTAAAACATCATTTGTAGATGATGCTTTTATGTATAATCCTTTTGACTATTTAAAAAATAACAAGGATTCTAATATAACTTTAGATATTGATTATTTTTCTTATGAAATTGAGAAAAAAATTAAAATTACTAAGGGAATTAGTAGAGCTTTATGGAAAAATACAGGATTAATAGCAGATGTAAATACTATTTTAAGTAGAGGTAGAAATTATTGTGAAGATGAACTGTTTAATCAAATATTAAAATATAAAACTTATTTTGATGAATTAGAAGATATAGTTACAATACATGATATGCCTGATAATGCAACTGGTATTTATAAGTATTTAATAAACAAAGCTAAAAGTAATGGGAAATTACTTACTAGAGTTATAGGAAAATCTAATGAGGGTATTGAAATTAAAAGGTTTGATAAATATATACCAAATGAACCTAATAAATATTGGATTGTTATCATTGACCATATTTCTTTGTTAAAAGAGGAAAGAGGTTTTTCAACAAAGCAAAATATTGATAAAATGTCGCAATATTTAGTAGAACTTAGAAATAATTTTAATATAATACCTGTTGTTATTCAACAACTTTCTTTTGATGTAGATAATGATGAAAGACAAAAATCTGGAAGATTAACACCTACATTAAGAGATTTTGGTGATAGTAAATACACCACTCGTGATGCAAATGTAATATTAGCATTATATGACCCTTATAGAGATAAGCAAAAAAGCTTTCAAGGATATGACATAACTAAATTAGGTAATAGTTTTAGAAATTTAGAAATATTACAAAACAGAGATGGAGAACCTGGTATTAATATAGGATTAAACTTTATTGGTCCAGTAGGTACATTTAGAGAATTACCTAAAGCAGCAGATATGAAAGATAAGTATTATGAAAAAGCTAGAAACTATTTAATTTAAAAATTATGATTGAAATTTCATTACCAACTGGAGTAGTAAAATCTATATCCAGAGACCCTAAATTATTATTATTATACAGTATTCCAAAAATAGGAAAAACTACTGTACTTAGTAAATTACCAAATTCATTATTAATTGATTTAGAAGAAGGTTCTGATTTTGTTGATGCTGTTAAAATTAAAGTTAATTCATTAAAAGAATTAAAAGAAGTTGGTACAGCAATAATAAAAGCTAAAAAACCATACAAAACTGTAATAATTGACACTGCAACTAAATTAGAAGAATGGTGTTTAGATTATGCTTTAGAATTGTATAAAGCTCAACCAATAGGTTCTACTTTTGAAGGTGATTCTGTTTTAGAACTACCAAGAGGGGCAGGTTATTATTGGCTTAGGAAAGCTTTTCAAGAATGGATTAATAAAATTAAAAAATTAGCAGACAATATTATTTTAGTTTGCCATTTAAAAGATAGTTCTATTGAGAAAAAAGGTAAAGAAGTATCTCATAAAGAAATTGATTTAACTGGTAAGTTAAAATCTATTGTTAGTACTGATGCTGATGCTATTTGTTATATGTATAGAGATGATGATAATAACCTTATAGCTAACTTCAAAGGAACAGATGAAGTAGTATGTGGTTCAAGATGTAATCATCTTAAAGGTCAAGAAATAGTATTAGCAGAATATGACAGTACAGCTAATGATGTTAAAAATGTAAAATGGGAATTAATTTACGAATCTTTAAAAAAGTAAAAAATTATGTCAAAAATTGTAAGTGTAGAAGAAATCTTAAATGATTTAGAAAATGGATTAACTAGAAAACCATCATCTATTGGTTATGACCCTTTAATTGGTTCAATATCTGAAAAATATGGTTTTGATAACAATGAATTAAATTTATTATTTAATCATCCTAAATTAAAAGGTAAAAAAACTAAAAAACCTGCTTCATTATTAATAGTTGATACAATAGAAGAAAAAGAAGCTGTATTAAATAATGCTAAAGAAGAAGTTACTGAAGTTCAAGTATCTGAAATTGTAAATAATACAGAAAATGTTGTTGAAGAATTAAACGAAGAAATTGCTGAAATTAAAGAAATTTCATTAACTTTAGAACCCTCTTCTGAAGAAAATACAATAGTTGTAGCAGAAAATAATGTAGAAGAAAATTCACAAGAAGAAGAAATTCTTTTTTAATAAGTAACCAATAAAATAAATAATATGTACGGAAAATCAACAAATTCAAAAGGAGAAGAGTTATCAGCAGATAGTTCTTATGTGTTACCTGTAGCAGGTGAAAGAGTAAAAGGAAATAAATTTATCAGCTTTGATTTTGGTAAAGATGGTGAAGATGTTTCTGAAGAAAGAGCAGAATTTGTATTTAAACAAGCAAACGGTGCTTTAGTTAAAATTTCATTATTTGCAGGAGAAGAAGAATGGCAAATTGATAATATTAACAGAACTGTTAAGCACATTTGTACTAAATTAGTAAGTGAAGAAGCTTATAAAGAAAAAATTGAAAATAAACCTGCTTCATCTTTTGCTAACTTTGTTACAAAAATTAAAAATTTATTGAAAGATGAAGATTTTAGTGATAAAGTATTTACTATGAAATTTGTTTACAATAAAAAAGGTTATATTAGTGTACCATCTTTTCCTAATTTTATCACTACTCCTGATAAAGAAGATATTTTATCTACAAATCCAAAGTATGATAATTATGAACTTAAAACACCTGTAAGCAACGATATTGCTAAAGATGAAGAAGATGATGAATTATTTTAATTAATTTAATGGGCAGATTTATTCTGCCCTTTTTCTCTATTTAAAATAATGATTTATGTATGGTAAAGCACCAAAAGAACAACTAACATTTCAAAAAATATTAGAATTAATATCTGAATACGATATATTTAAATTTTACTGTAAAAATTTTACAAATTTAAATGAACAATTTTCATCAGAATTTAGAACAGATAAAAATCCTAGCTGTATTATATCAAATTTAGATAGAGGTTTAATTTATAAAGACTTTTCTAATGGAGAAGCTTACAACTGTTTTAAATTTGTAATGAAAAAGTTTAATTGTGATTTTAAAACTGCTTTATCTATAATAAATACAGACTTCAATCTAAATTTAAGTTCTAATCAAGTAATTAAAAGTAATATAGATAAAATACCTGAAATTCATAGTGATTTAAATTTAACGGTAAAAAAATCAAGTATTATAAAAATAAACATTAAAAATTATTCTAAAAAAGATTTAGAATATTGGAAACAATATAATATTTCAAAAGAAATATTAGAATATTTTAATGTAAAATCTTTAAATGCTTATTGTATTAATGATTCTTGGATTTATAGTAAAGGTTTATGTTTTTCTTATAAACTTAGTAATAAAGAAAATATAAAAAGGTATAAAATATTAAATCCTTTAAATAAAAAATATAAATGGTTTAGTAATACTACATCAACCTGTATTCAAGGAATAAATCAAGCTTTAAAATCAAAACCTAATTTTTTAATTATAACTTCATCATTAAAAGATGTAATGTCGCTATATAGCATAGGAATAACAGCTATAGCACCTGCTTCTGAAACAGTAATACTAGATGAAGAAATAATCAATAAATTAAAAAAAAGAATATCAGATAATATAATAATGTTTTTTGACAATGATTTAGCAGGAAGAAATTTTAGTAATAAATATTGCGAAAAATATAATTTAAAAGAAATATATATAGAAGAAAAATTTAATGTTAAAGACCCTTCAGATTTTATTAAATTATATGGTCCTGAAAAATTAAAAACTTTATTAAATAAAAAAATAAATGATATTCTTTATACCTAATAATGTACCATCTTCTAAAAACAGTAAAAGATGGACAGGAAAAATATTAATAAGTAGTAAAATAACTTTAGAATATAGAAAAAATTCTGAATATACTTTAAATCAAATTAAAATTAATTTTAAAAATGAAATAGAGAAAAGAAAACTTAGTCAAGTATTATTAATAGGTTTTCACTTTGTAAGAAAAGATAAAAGAAAATATGATTGGATAAATCCGTTACAAACAATTCAAGACTTGTTAGTTAAAAATGAATTAATAGAAGATGATAATGTATCTATTATGTTTCCTTTACCTTTAGCTATAAACGGTGAGTTTACATCTATTAACAAAGAAAAACCAGGTGTTTATTTTAAAATATTAAATATGGAAGACACTTTAATAAATAAACTTATCAAACATAGAATTGATACATCACTAAGTTACAATTCTATTAGAATAGTTATTGAAAATAAATTAGATAAAGCTGATAATGTAATTGATAAACACGAAATTCAAGAATTATATAATGAATTTATGGAGTTTTATATTAATTATTTAGATAGCTTAACTTTAAAAACAAATACAATTTTACAAACAATTTAAAACTAAAAATTATGTCAACTTCAAGAAAAATCACATTATTCAACTCAAATTCAACAGTTACTAAAGAAGTTATTACTTCAGCTACTACATGGGGTCAATTAAAAGCAGAAAATACTGATTTTATTACAGCTAATTTAAGAGGTATGGTTAGAAGTACTAGAGTTAGTTTAGAACATGATGATGCACAATTACCTGCTGAAGAATGTGTTATCTATTTAGCAACTAAAGAAATTAAATCTGGTTATGCTAGATAATCAAGAAGATAATAATACAAATAGAGATTTAAAAAATAAAGAAATAGAGGAATCAGCTAAAATAAAAATAAAAGAAGCTATAGATTCTTATTTATATGATTTTTTAGATTAATAAATAATAAAGCCAGTAAGAAATTACTGGCTTTTTAAATTTAATAAAAATGACAGAAGCATCATTTGAAGAAATAGAATATTTATTTACATTAGCAGAGCAAAAAAAGAAAGAAATTTCAGAAACTCTTATTGAAGCTAATACTATAAAAACAGATTTAATAAATGAAACTGTTGATAAAGAGAATTGTTTTGAAGATATATTAGAATATTATTTATTTTCAAATGAATTTGATTATAAAAAATGTTTAGATTTTTTTAATGAAAATAAATCTTTAATTAAAAAAAATATAAAATCTTCTAATAAAAAAATATCACAACTATACATTGCTTATTATTTATTTTTTATTCATAGAACATTAGAAGAATATGAATTTGATTTTGAAATAGTGTTAGGAGGAGATGAAACTCATTTTACTTATGATAAAAAAGAAATTTTAAGTATTATATATTCAAATTTAGAAAAATATAAAAATTTTAATAGCAAATTTAATTTTAGTAAACAAACAAGTTTTAACAGTAATAATCGTTCTATTTCTATATTTTTAAAATATAAAGATATTACTATAAAAAATAGTACTGGAGAAAGCCATTTAATGAAAGGTATTGTATTTAATCTTAGATTAGATATAGTTTCTTTATGTGATTATTTATATAATTCTATTTTTAGAACTCAAGTAACTAAAAAAGAAATTTTATCTGCTTATAATTTTTCACATTCTAAAGGAGATTATAATAGTTTACATGAAGATTTATGCTATGGAGCTTCTAATACAGAAATAAATATAGCTATTAATTCTTTTTACAACTTTTTTAATGAAAATAGTAGCTATTATTCTTTAGATTTTAATTTTTTAACTACATTATTCTTTACAATAGATTCTTATTTAAGATGGGAATCATTAGAAGGTACTCCTTATAAA